AACTTTTCCATGTACTCATCTGCTCTTTTTTTATGAAACTTTGCGTCTTCTTCAGCGTCTTTGAGGTGATCAAGTTGCCATTTTGGTATAAAATTACCTTGCTGCACTGTATTTGCACGCTTAATAAACTCGTTTTTGATAATATACTTCATCATATACTCGAGTCTATCAATTTCTATTGGTATTAGTATACGCTCTTTTGTAGCAAACTCGTGAGTCCAACCATTAGGATATTTGTATTCACGCTTACCTATTTTACACTTGTTGATTTGCCAATTACTACGACAGTCAACACCTTGATTACGTACATAACCACTTGCAAACGAAGCATACTCGATGTACCTACCTCTTGCGTCTGATAGTATTGGTAATTGCCATACTATTGTACCATTTTTTACTTGTCTTTCAGTGCTAACATCTTGAATACCAAGTAGTTGCATCTGCTCATATATTTTCTCATAGCGTGAGTCGCCTTTATATATTGTTTTCATAAGTTAATATTGTTTTTATAGTTGATAAGTCAACACCTACTTCTTCTAAAAATTCTTTATCTATATCAGATAAGTAATTAGTTTCTGATTGTAAGTATTGTATTGACTCGTCATTAAAAGTTATTTCGTGCTCGTATTTCATATTCTTTTAATCTAGTCCGTCACTCATATTTGTAGTTATACCTGCTTTGCGATCAAGTGCTATCATTTCTAGCATTGCTTTGTTAGTTGCTTGATGTTCTGCTTCACGCTCGTCTGCTTTTTCAAACCAATATAGCGCATATTGCATTGCTTGTTTTACACTTGGTTCGTACACACAAGCGTAATTACTGTAGTGATCACGCATTTCTACACTGTAACTGTTATTTATTTTTGTTATTGTTAGTTGTAATTTATTCTGCGACATAAGTGAAACCTTTAAAGTTAAACCATTCAGTGATATAAGAATTACCATCTTCATCTACTTGACCGAAGCGAGTATCTGCTAGTTCGCAAATAGTGTATGGTCGATATAGTATATCATTTAGTTGTATGTAATTGTTTTTAAGGAATTTTATTCTATTCATATTTATATTTATTAATATTATCTTACTTTATTCGTATTTATTTCGTATTACTCTTTATCCCACTCTTGATTAGCGTACATATCTTTACCTAATTGTTGCTCAGTCACACCATAACTCGGGCAAACCGAGTGTGTGCTACCGCAAGAACATAAAAGAATTATTATTGCTACTATTGTTATTACTATTTCTGCTGCGTTTGCTTGTATTTTTGCCATACTATTTAATTTTATTTAATTTATTTAACTTTATTTACGCGTAATTTACTTGTTTGAATAAATATTCATAACACTCCATTACATTTTTATGTGAAAACACTATTTGATGTGAGTGTCTTCTTTGAACTATCCATAGTCCGCTTACTTTTCTTACTATCATATTATTATATTTTAGTTATAGCGTGGGAATCGAACCCACCTCGGCACCATGACTACAATACTTGTTCATATTTGATTATACGAGGGAACAAGTGGAACTAACTCGACTTACTACTATTACTCGCAGATTTCTCTTGCTACTACTGGCACATTGTTAGTTGCAGTATAACTTTTATACTTGATAAAACACGCCATTTCTTCTAGTTTATCTTTCATTACTTCATACACTTTGTCGTGATTATAAGTGGCAGTTTTACCATTTTTGAAGTTTACTGTTATTACTGCATTTTTACCTATTAGTGATTTTCTTATCACAAATCTTTTACTATTTAATTTCATATTTATTTATTTATATTAGTTTAACTTTGTTTATTATTATTATCTATTTAGTTTCGTATTGTGTTTGTAAAAGTAGTATAATTATTTATATAATATTTTCACTGTCACTGCTACTGCGCGCACTCTGCGAGTTTACGAAATTATTTTTTATTTTATTATACATTTATTTTTTCTATTGTATGTATTTTATATATATATAATATCTATTTTACTTCGTACTATGTTTGTGAATACAAAATAAATACTAATATAATTTGATAATATGAATATGCACGGTAGAACAAGGGGGCCCGGGGTGAAAGTCGGACTTTCCCATATGGCGGGGGTATGCGTAGGGTAGGGGGCAACACTACACCCCAAAATTTACAACAACTTTTTTTATGACACTAGCCTATTAATAATCCTTAGTAGTACCCTAATGTCACACTTTTAAATTATCCGTTTACTATGTAATAATAGTAGATATAAAATTAACAATAAAAACTAAAACTATGCCAGGAACACACAAAGGTTTTAAAATGGAACCAAAAGGGGCCTATAAAAAATACAAAGATAACAAGGGTTTTAATAAATATGGCTTAATGGATCCAAACGAGGTAGCACAACCTATAATGAAGGTTACGCACTTGGCTGGTACAGAAAGAGAACATGTTCATAAAGAAAGACCTGCTCATCAAAATACTCCAGAAGCTCATGGTCCAATGAGTAAAGAAATAAAAATGGATAGGATGATGGCTAAGTACAAAGATCCTATGCCTAAATATAAAGATCCAATGCCTAAATTTGAAGATGTAGGTATGAAAAAATATAAAGATACTACGAAGTCAGAAGCTATGGCTAAGTATGATGACTTACCTAAACACGGTAAAGCTAGAAACGGATCTTTATTAAGAAAAGATTATATGCTACAAGCATCTGCTGCAGAGAAAGCTGCTGCTAAAGCAAAAGCTATTGATGGTGGTATGCCAGAAAATGTTGCTGACAAGGTATTTAAAAAAGATCTACCTACAGCATCAGATACTGTTAATGCTTACATACACCACAATTATACTAATCCATACAAGGTAGATAAAGTATATGATAAAACATACGACTCTGCTAGAAAACTAAAAGGCTACAAGCCTACAAAAAGTGAGATGGAAAGAAGTTTAAAAAATATAAATAAAAAATAGGGAAAGACCCTATACCTAAGTATAACCAATAAAAATAAAACCAATGACATACTTATATTACAAGACCAGTACAATGACTACTGGCGACCAAAAACCGAGTAAAGAAACTATTGAGCAATGGGAGCATTTAGCTACTAAAAGTAACTGGAGAATTACCCAGCTGCCTAATGGTTATTACCAAACAGAGTGTAAACATGTAGAAGAAGATACATGGCATGATGTAACACGTAGAGAGACCATAGACGGTGCTGAAGCAGCAATTGACGGAAGCATCGACCATTTCTCTAAAAAACTAGAGGCTTCAAAAGGGCCAAAAGTTGTAAAAACATTCAAATAAATCAAATTAAATTAAATTAAATGGAATATAACTTACCTAGTGAGATCGTCAAAGACTTAAACTTTGGCGATCAAGCTAAAAACAAGATAATAGCTGGCGTAGACAAGCTAGCTGAAGCCGTTAAATCAACCTTAGGCGCTTCAGGAAAGTGCGTAATATACGAGGATGCACGCGGCAAACCGGTCATTACAAAAGATGGTGTAACCGTTGCGCAAAGCGTAGTCTTATTTGACCCGGTTGAAAACATAGGCGCCACTTTAATTAAAGAAGCTGCGCAAAATACAGTAAAAGAAGCGGGTGACGGTACTACCACCGCTACTGTTTTAGCACAATCTTTATTAAAAGAGGCTACAGAAGCACAAAAAACTGGTGTTTCTGTAAGAGATATTAAAAACGGCATAAACTCTGGTCTTGAAAAGGTTAATAAATACCTTGACGAGGTGAAAATAGAGGTAAAAAGCGACATGTTAAGCAGTGTTTCTGCTATCTCTTGTAACAACGACGCTAGTTTAGGCAAAATCATTGCAGAAGCTTACACAAAAGTCGGTAAAAATGGCGTTGTTTTGATGGAAAGTTCTGAAACCGACAAAACACACGTAAAAATTGTTGACGGAGTACAGTTAAACAACGGTTTGCAGTCTCCATATTATATAACTAACAAAGAAAAACAAGTTTGTGAGTTAGAAAACCCATTTGTTTTGATATGTATGTCAGAAATACCTAATGTTAGGAAAATACAGACGCTTTTAGAGTTTGTTATAAAGAAAAACAGGCCAATACTCATCGTATCACCTGTTGCTGACCAGGTAAAAGCGGCGTTATTAATGAATAAAGCTAAAGGTAATATAAAAATAAATATTATTGACTTACCAGGCTTTGGTCCTACTAAAAAAGATACATGCGAAGATTTAGCCATACTAACTGGGGCTAGAGTAATTGATGAAATTATGGGTGACGATTTAGATCTTATAGATGTAAGCTGTTTGGGAGAAGCTAAATACGCGGTAACAGACAATGATACAACAGTTATAACAACTACGGACAATGTTGAAAACTTACAAGAACGAATCGAACAAGTGTCAAAACTTATTTCTAATGAAAAAAATGGTTATATTAAGAAAAAGTTAGAGCAAAGATTATCTATGCTATCAGGTAGTGTTGGAATAATTAAAGTAGGTGGTAATTCTAAAGTAGAGCTAAAAGAGAAAAAAGATAGAGTTGAAGACGCTATATATGCAACTAAAGCTGCTTTAAAAGAAGGTATTGTACCTGGTGGTGGTGTAGCTTTGTTAAATGCTTCGCAAAAAATAAAATCTGATAATATTGGTGAAACTATATTGCTAAACTCTATAAAATCACCATATCAAACAATACTTAGCAATGCTGGTATAGATGATTACACCCCGTTGCACGAAGGTAACGGTATTAATGTTGTTACCGGTCAAGATGTTGATATGATAAGCACAGGTATTATAGACCCGGTACTTGTAACTAAATCTGCGTTGAAAAATGCTGTTAGTGTAGTTTCAACTATTATATCAGCTGATTGTGTAATTTCAAATATAAGAGTTGATGAGAAGTAAGTATAAAGCATTTTTAAACAAAGAAGATATTTCTCATTTATATAGTACTTTAACAGTTGGTAACAAATACTATGTTTTAAAAGAAAAAAACAAAGTAGTTGATAAAATAATAAATAAATTAAAAATAGATTTTAGTTTTACTGTTAAAGATGAGTCTTATTTTAAAATAGAACAAACAGGTAAAGATGGTCATGACTGGCACGTTGATACTGGTTCAAACAATCACATGATGTGGTGTGAGCTTGGCGGTACTATTTTATTAAAAGCAGATTATGAAGGAGGTAAAACATATTATAAAGAAGATGGTAAAGTTGTAGAAGTTGAAAGAAGTATAGGTGATTTATGCGCACACAGTTCTGATGTAGAACATAAAGTTGATCCCACAACAGGTGATAGACAAGTATTTTTAATTTTTATTTAATTTAATATGAAAGCATTAAACAGGTTTCTTATAATAAAGAAACACAAAATAGAACACAAAAAAGTTGGAGGTCTTATAATGACCGAAAAAATTGACGAAGACAATAGATATATAAAAGGTACTGTAGTTTCAGTTGGAAATCTTGTCGAGCATATAAAAGAAAAAGACGTTATTTACTATGACAAGCATGCTGGTCATGGTTTAAGTTTAAAAGATACGCTTTACCATGTAATTAAAGATATGGACGTCGTAATAGTAGAATGATACTAACAGCTCAAGATATTAGAGAATTAAACCTTTTTAAGTATTATAGATTAGTAAGAAAATGGGCTTGTAAAACTTACAACATAACCGACGCTGATCTAGAGCTGTTAATATATTTAGACTGTAAAGGTAGATTTACTCGTAATGATTTTGTAAATGGAGTGTATACTTATTCATGGGATAAAAACAGATGGGAGCGTTTAAGGCGTGACGGTTGGATAGAGGCTTGGAGACACCGTAATAGAACCACAATTAAATACTCTATATTTAAAACATCGTTTAGGTGTAGTCAACTTATAAGTAGAATATATAGGATATTATTAGGAGAAGAAGACTTACCAACGTCAGAAAGAAGTAAATTTTTTAATAACAAGTCATACACAGATAAAGTTTATAATAAAGCTATAGATGATATGATAAAAGATAAAGACAGATAATGGGATTTAAACTAGGTACAGGTAGAAAATCTATTAATGATAATAATAAAGGTTTTACTTTAAAAAGATCAAAACTAGATAATGGAGTTTTAGGTTTAGCTACTAAAAATAACGTTATACACGTTAATGATAAAGTAAAGCCTGGTAGTAAACTATATAAAGAGGTTATAGCTCATGAATATGACCATATGAAAAGGATGAATAATGGAGAGTTATCATATGGCGATGACTATATAAGGCATGGGAGTAACACGTATCATAGGAAAAACGGTAAAGTTAAATATAATGGTAAGTGGCATAGAGAAGGCAGTAAAAGCTTGCCTTGGGAAAAACTAGCTTATAATAACGAAAAAAAAATAACATAATGGCATTTAAAATGAAAGGGTTTATGAAAGAAAACCCAGATACACATAAATACAAAGGAGATAATAAACAGGAAAAAATAAATGATTTAGAAGATAGAATAGAGTTTGTTAAGTCAGATATTGAAAACGAAGTTGTTTCAGCTATGGAAGGTGGTAAAACTATAACTAAGTTGAAAAAACAATTAAACGAATTAAGAGGTAAAAATAAATTATAATGCTAAGTAAAATATTTTCAGCCGGTGCAACCGAGCTAGTAAAAAATGTAGGCGGAGTATTAGATAACTTAACTACAACAAAAGAAGAGAAATTAGCTGCAGAAGCTAAAATTAAAGATATGATAATGGGTTATGAGGCTGAAATGCAAAAGCAAGTAACTGAGCGTTGGAAGATGGATATGAACTCAGACTCATGGTTATCTAAGAACATAAGACCTTTAGTTCTTGTGTTTTTAGTAATTAGCACTGTATTACTAGTATTTATTGATGCTGGTTTTATAACGTTTCAAGTGCAAGACAAATGGACTGATTTATTGCAATTAGTTCTTATTACAGTTATAGGTGCTTATTTTGGCGGCCGTAGCTTAGAAAAAGTAAAAAAATAATAATTAAAATAAAATAAAATGACAGAAGAAAATTTAGTAAATTTAAAACCTGAAAAAATTAGTGAGGAACATTTAAAAGAAGTTCAAATGGTAGTCTCTAAAATAAATGAATTACGTTTAGAAATAGGTAGATTAGAAACTAATAAGCACGCTTTACTCCACTCTCATGCTGGTGTTCAAGATGAGCTTAAAGTTATTCAAGAAAAACTTGAAAAAGAATATGGTACTGTAAACATTAATATTACTGACGGTACTATAACACCTCCTGAAAATGCAGATAATAAGAAAGATTAGTGTAGGTAAGGATTATAAAAACGATGCCATGCATTATGCTGTTGGTCAAGAAGTTTACGGTGGTCATACTATTTGCGACATAATAGAAGAAAAAGATAAATTTTCTATATATATCAAGAAAAATAGAACTGTAATACCTTGGAAAGACTTTAATAAAAACATGGCAATATCTGTTGAGTATAATTTAGAGTATTAATGAAAAGTCCATTTTACTTTATAATAGAACCTAAAGGTGCTAGATACAATAACACTAAAGAAGTAGGTAATAAAGAATTAATACTAAATACAGATATATCAAAGCATGAGTTTATAAATAGGCAGGGTATAGTTAAATCTATACCCTTAGCCTATAAAACAGAAATACAAGTGGGAGACACTGTAATAGTTAATCACAATATATTTCGTAGATGGTACGATGTTAAAGGTAGAGAAAAAAATAGTAGAAGTTTTATAAATGAAACTACTTACGTTGTACAACAAGATCAAGTATATGCTTACAAAAGACTTGACAAGTGGAAGCCTTTAGAAGGCTATTGTTTTGTAAAGCCGCTAAAAAACGACTGGAAATATAGTTTAAATCCAGAAAAACCTTTAACGGGAATGGTTAAATATAGCAGTAATTATTTAAAAGAAGGTGATGTTATTGGTTTTTGTCCAAACGATGAATATGAATTTGTTGTAGATGGTGAAAGGCTTTATAGAATAATGAATAAATTTATTACAATGAAATATGAATATCAAAGAAACCAAGAAACTTATAATACAAGCTGGGCACAGGGCAGTTGAAGAATTAATCAATGTTGCTAAAGAAAAAATTATAACAAACACAGAAGATGATGTTAGTGCTGATAGATTAAAGAACGCTGCGGCTACAAAAAAACTAGCAATATTTGACGCTTTTGAAATATTAAACAGAATACAAGAAGAGGAAAATATACTTGAAGGTAAAGAGCCAGAAGAAAAGAAACAAAGAGTTTTTAAAGGTTTTGCTGAAGGTAGATCAAAATGAGTTACGAACAAACATTATTTAAAATAATTGAGCCTGTTAAACGTACGACTATAATTCGTATGAATAAAGGTAAAAAATGGCAATATGGATATAATAAAGAACACGATATTATTGTTATATCAAAAACTGGTAAAATCGGTGAAATACTTGAGATACAAAATTTGCGAATTGCATTGCCACAAAAGCCAGTGCAATTGCTCTCTAGCAAACAAAAAAAGTGGCAAAAATTAGAATATCCAAAAGAATTATCTAAGTTAAAAAATATATTTGACTGGAGATCATACCCTGAAGAATCAAAAAATCAATGGTATGATTATATAGATGAAGAATTTAAACGTAGAGAGCAAGGGCTTTGGTTTAATAATAATGGTAAAGCAACTTATGTAACTGGGAGTCACTATATGTATCTACAATGGAGCAAAATAGACGTAGGTGCGCCTGATTTTAGAGAGGCCAATAGATTATTTTTTATATTCTGGGAAGCTTGTAAAGCCGACAAAAGATGTTACGGGATGTGCTACCTTAAAAATCGTAGGTCTGGATTTTCTTTCATGTCTTCAGCGGAAACAGTTAATTTAGCTACAATATCAAGTGATAGTAGATATGGTATACTCTCTAAAACAGGTGCAGATGCTAAAAAAATGTTTACTGACAAGGTGGTTCCAATATCAGTAAATTATCCTTTTTTCTTTAAACCTATACAAGACGGTATGGATAGGCCAAAAACAGAATTAGCATATAGAGTACCTGCGAGTAAATTTACTCGTAAAAAAATAACATCTAATGAAAAATTAGAAGAACTAAAAGGTTTAGATACAACAATAGACTGGAAAAACACTGGTGACAATAGTTATGACGGTGAAAAACTAGCATTACTAGTACATGATGAAAGTGGTAAATGGGAAAGGCCTGATAATATATTAAATAATTGGCGGGTTACAAAAACTTGTTTACGATTAGGTAGTAGGATTATAGGTAAATGCATGATGGGCTCAACATCAAATGCGTTAGACAAAGGAGGAGATAACTTTAAAAAATTGTACAATGATTCAGACGTCACTCAACGAAATCGTAATGGACAGACAAAGTCTGGTTTATATTCTCTCTTTATCCCAATGGAGTGGAACTACGAAGGATTTATTGACGAATATGGAAATCCAGTCTTTAATAATCCAGATAATGATGTATACGGACCAGACGGAGAATTAATAGATTATGGTATTATTGATCATTGGAACAATGAGGCTGAAGGTTTAAAAAGTGATCAAGATGCTTTAAACGAATTTTACAGACAGTTTCCAAGAACTGAAGAGCATGCATTTAGAGATGAGGCTAAAAATAGTATATTTAATTTAGTTAAAATATACGAACAAATAGATTACAATGAAGAGATGAATAGGTCTATTGGTTTTAGCAAAGGTAATTTTCAATGGGTTAACGGTATAAAAGACACGCAAGTAATATTTTATCCAGATCCAAAAGGTAGATTTAATATAACTTGGACACCAAATGTTCACTTGCAAAACAATATAATAATAAAAAACGGTATAAAATACCCTGGTAACGAGCATATGGGCGCTTTTGGTTGTGACTCATATGATATATCAGGAACTGTAGATGGTAAAGGCTCTAAAGGAGCTTTGCATGGTTTAACTAAGTTTAGCATGGAAGACGCGCCGCCAAACCAATTTTTTTTAGAATATTTAGCTAGACCGCAGACAGCTGATATATTTTTTGAAGATGTGCTTATGGCTTTAGTATTTTATGGCATGCCAATGCTTGCAGAAAACAACAAACCAAGATTATTATACTATTTAAGACGTAGAGGCTACAGAGGGTTTAGTATGAACAGACCTGATAAATTATGGAACAAACTGTCTGTTGCTGAAAAAGAAGTGGGTGGTATACCAAACTCAAGCGAAGATATTAAGCAAGCTCATGCAGCTGCAATTGAAATGTATATACAAGAGCACGTTGGTAATTTAAATGACGATACATATGGTAATATGTATTTTAATAGAACTTTAAACGATTGGAGTAGATTTGATATTACTAAAAGAACAAAATATGACGCAACTATAAGTAGTGGTTTGGCAGTAATGGCTTGTAATAGAAATTTATACAGACCAAACCCTATTATAGAAAAACAAAAATTAAACATTAACATATCACGATACAATAACCAAGGTTTCGTGTCAAAAATAATAAAATAAGAATATATGGCTGAGTCAGTACATGTTAACTTTCCTTCTCAAGTTGTAAGCGACTTAGAGAAATCGAGCTATGATTATGGTTTAAGAGTAGCTAGAGCCATTGAACAAGAATGGTTTAATGGTACACACTCTAATAAATACTATGATGCTCAATCTAAATTCCACAGATTAAGATTATACGCACGTGGAGAACAACCAATACAAAAATATAAAGACGAATTATCTATCAATGGTGATTTGTCTTATTTAAATTTAGACTGGCAACCAGTGCCAATTGTACCTAAATTTGTAGATATAGTTGTTAACGGTATGTCAGAACGTTTGTTTAACGTCAAGGCATATTCACAAGATCAATACGGTGTAAGTAAACGTACTGAATATATGGAAAGTTTGTTAAACGACATGCAGGCCAAAACTTTTAACGATCAAGCAGCAGCTAGTATGAGTATGAACTTATATGAAAATGATCCTGAAAAACTACCAGAAACAGAAGAAGAGCTAATGCTACATATGCAGCTAACTTACAAACAAAATGTAGAAGTTGCAGAAGAGCAGGCGATAAACAGTTTATTAGATGGTAGTAATTACGATTTAACAAGAAGAAGATTATTGTATGATTTAACAGTGCTTGGTATTGGTTGCGTAAAAACCAATTTCAATTTTAGCGAAGGTGTTACTGTAGAATATGTTGACCCTGCTAATTTAATTTATTCTTATACAGATTCGCCTTATTTTGAAGATATATATTACGTTGGTGAAGTAAAAACAATACCAATACCAGAATTAGTAAGGCAGTTTCCTTATTTAACACAAGCTGATTTAGAAAGTATAAACAAAAGTGCTAAAAGACCTAGCGGTAGATATACTTTTAGAGAAACAACTGATAAAAATAAAGTACAAATATTGTATTTTAATTATAAAACTTATACTAATGATACTTATAAATTAAAAGAAACTGGTACAGGCGCTGAAAAAGCAATAAGTAAACCAGACACTTTTAATCCACCGCAAAACAAAGAAGGTAATTTTGAAAGATTATCAAGAGCTGTTGAGTGTGTTTACGAAGGTGCTTTAATATTAGGTACTGATAAGTTGTTAGCTTGGAATAAGTGTGAAAACATGATACGTGATAAAAGTGACTTTAATAAAGTTAAAATGAATTATAGCATTGTAGCACCGCGTATGTACAATGGCGCTATAGAAAGTACAGTAAGTAGAATAACTGGTTTTGCTGACATGATTCAATTGACTCATTTAAAACTACAACAGGTATTATCTAAAATGGTGCCAGATGGTGTGTATTTAGACGCGGACGGTCTCGCTGAAATAGATTTAGGTAACGGTACAAATTATAATCCACAAGAAGCTTTAAACATGTTTTTCCAAACAGGTTCTGTTATCGGTAGATCAATGACGCAAGAAGGTGATCCTAATCCTGGCAAAATACCTATACAACAAATAGCTAATAGCTCTAACAACGGCAAACTACAAAGCTTAATACAAACATACAACTATTACTTACAAATGATAAGAGATACTACCGGGCTTAATGAAGCTAGAGATGGTAGTGTGCCTGATGCTAGAGCTTTAGTTGGCGTGCAAAAACTTGCTGCTGCTAATTCAAATGTAGCAACAAGACATATACTGTTGGCATCAATGTTTGTAACAGCTGAAATAGCTGAAAAACTTTCATTAAGAATATCTGATATATTAGAATACTCACCAACAAAAGATGCGTTTATACAGGCTATAGGTGCTCATAATGTTGCGACTTTAAAAGAAATGAAAGAACTTCATCTGTATGATTTTGGTATATTTTTAGAATTAGAACCTGATGAAGAGGAAAAACAAATGCTTGAAAATAATATACAAACAGCTTTAGCTCAAAAACTAATTGATTTAGACGATGCTATAGATGTTAGGGAAGTTAGAAACGTGAGACTTGCAAATCAGTTGTTAAAATTAAAAAGAAAAAAGAAAGCTGAAAAAGATCAGCAAATGCAACAGCAAAATATTCAGGCCCAAGCTAAAGCTAACGCGGAACAACAGCAAGCTGCGGCTCAAGCTGAAATACAAAAAAATAAAGCTAAAACAGCTGCTATGATTGAAACAGAAACAGCTCAAGCTAAGTTTAAAATGCAATACTTACAAGAAGAAGTAAGACTTAAAAAAGAACTCATGCAATATGAGTTTGAGCTTAATTCTCAATTAAAAAACATGGAGAATAAAAGCAAGGAAAATATTGAGACTATGAAACAAACTGGTAAAGATACTAAAAAGTTTGAATCTTCAGGTAATGATATACTAGGAGGTGGAATGGGTCTTGATAAGTTTAACCCACAAATTAATTAATTATATAATATTATATTATGGAAGAAAATAAAAAAGAAGCAGCTGAACAAGCTGTAGAACAACCTATTGTAGACAATGAGGTTGGCAAACAAAAAGTAAAAAGACGTAGGAAAGTTGCTAAGAAAAACGATCCTATAACAAAGGTAGATTTAAGTAAACCAAAAGAAGATGAAGTTAAAAAAGACAACCCTGTCGACGAGGGAGTGGTTACAGAGCTTAAAGATGCCGACACCACAGAAAAACAAGAAGAAGTACAACCGGAAGCTGAAACACAAGAAGAGCAACCAGTTTTAGAAGAAGTAATAGAAGAAGAAGTTAAAGAGCAAACAGAAGAATTAACTGAAGAAGTTCAAGAAGCTATTGAGCAAGCTGAACAAACTGGTAAAGCAATACCTGAAAACTTACAAAAAGTTATGGACTTTATGGAAGAAACAGGCGGTAACTTAGAAGATTATGTACGTCTTAATCAAGATTATTCTAGCATGGATAATCTCACGGCATTAAAAGAATATTATAAACAAACAAAACCACATCTTACAGCTGATGAAATAGATTTTATGATGGAAGATCAGTTTTCTTATAACGAGGAAGAAGATGAGGAAAAAGATATTAAAAGAAAAAAATTAGCGTTAAAAGAGCAAGTTGCCAGCGCTAAAGCCCATTTGGACGGGCAAAAGTCCAGATACTATGAAGAAATTAAGGCTGGGTCAAAGTTGACCACTGAACAACAAAAAGCAATTAACTTCTTTAATAGATACAACAAAGAATCGGAGGCAAATCAAAAAATTGCTAAAGAACAAAAAGATGTATTTTTAAATAAAACAAATAACGTTTTTAATGAAAACTTTAAAGGTTTTGATTTTAATGTTGGTGAAAAAAAATACAGATTTAATGTTAAAAATGTAAACGAGGTAAAAGAAACACAAAGCGATATTAACAATTTTGTCAAAAAGTTTTTGAATAAAAATGATCAAATGTCAGATGCGGCAGGTTATCATAAATCTTTATTTACAGCAATGAATCCAGATGCTATTGCAAGACATTTTTATGAGCAAGGTAAAGCTGATGCTATAAAAGATAGAGTTGCTAGAGATAAAAACATTAATGTAAATCCTAGAGGCTCACACGACCAAGCTCAAGTAGGAGGTCTTAAATTTAAGGTATTAGGTAATGACGCTAACGATTTTAAAGTTAAAATACGTAAAAATAAATTATAAATTTTAAAAATTAAAAACAAATGGCAATTACAATGACGGCTGGTGGGTCGTTAAATAGCGTGCCGGCAATGAATCAACAAGCGTTAACAACTAACTATATTGATTTCACTGCAACAGCAACTGCTGGATGGGCGCAACAATACCTACCAGATTTAATGGAAAAAGAAGCTGAAGTTTTTGGAAACAGAACTATCGGTGGATTTTTAGAAATGGTCGGAGCTGAAGAAGCAATGTCCGCTGATCAAGTAGTCTGGTCAGAACAAGGAAGACTACACATATCATACCAAGGTAATATACAGAGATCATCACCTGTTGCTACTTATAACTTTATATTCGTTAAAGATATTGACGGAAACTTTGTTAATGGTACAGCTTCAGCTGCTGGAGCTTCTGCTGTTACCGATGTAGCTGTAAGAATTGGTGATTTAGTTATTTTATCTGACGCTGACAAAACTGTAAAAGGTTATGTAACAGCTGTTGGTACTACTAACGTTGGTTCACCTGCTGTAGCTCACGCTTCGTGTACTGTACAACCTTTAACTGATGGTGGTGACACTATTGACAACGTTTCAGCTTCTAATAGTAACGTTACTTGTGGTTTAATGGTTTATGGTTCTGAATACGCGAAAGGTACTACTGGTAGAACTACTGCTAATAAGCCACAGTTCAAGTCTTTTACTAACAAACCTGTTATAATCAAAGATATGTATGAGGTTTCAGGATCTGATGCATCTCAAATTGGTTGGGTTGAAGTTACTGGTGAAGACGGGCAAAATGGTTACTTATGGTACTTAAAAGCTGCTGGTGATACTAGAGCTAGATTTACTGATTATTTAGAAATGGTTATGGTTGAGCATGAAAGTGCTACTAACACTGTAACTTCTCATTTATCTAATACACTAACTGGTTCTGAAGGTTTATTTGCAGCTGTAAAAGCAAGAGGTAATGCTTACGATGGTTTATTAGCTGCTGCAACATCAGTACAAGCTTTAGGTGATTTTGACACTATATTAAAAGAGTTTGACAAGCAAGGTGCTATTGAAGAGTACATGGTATTCGCTGATAGAGATCTTATGTTAACTATTGATGATATGCTTGGTGGATTAAACCCACACTCAACTGGTGGTTTATCTTTCGGTGTATTTGATAACTCTGAAGATATGGCGTTAAATTTAGGTTTCTCTGGTTTCAGAAGAGGTTCTTATGACTTCTACAAGTCTGACTGGAAATACTTAAATGACAAAGCTACAAGAGGTGGTATCAAAGATGTAGATAATCACATTAGAGGAATATTTATTCCTGCTGGTACTACTACTGTATACGATCAGTCTTTAGGTAAAAACCTAAAAAGACCTTTCTTACACGTAAGATACAGAGCTTCTAATATGGAAGACAGACGTTTCAAAACTTGGACTACTGGTTCAGTTGGAGCTGCTACTTCTGATTTAGATGCGATGGAAATGCATTTCTTATCAGAAAGATGTTTAGTTACTCAAGGTGCTAACAACTTTATGCTAATTGAAGCAACAGGTACTTACTAGTACTAATTAATTAAAGCCGGGACTTCGGTCCTGGCTTTTATTTACTAATCTTATTATATATTATATTATGGAAAAAACAAAAAAAGAAAAAGCTCAAGTTAAAAATACTTGGGAAATAAAAGATAGAACATATGTACTAATTAATATGTCACCTCTTGGTTATCATTTAAGATCTACTCAACTGTATTATTTTGATGAAGAAAAAGGATATGAAAGAGAGATATGTTATTCAAGAAATCAAAAAACACCGTTTATTGATGAAATGAAAGGTGATATTAGGTATGGTCATATTTGGTTTAGAGACGGTGCTTTATTTGTGCCAAAAACAAATGTAACATTACAAAAGTTTTTATCTTTGTATCATCCTCAAAGAAATAAAAAATACTTTGAAGTCGATACAGTGAGAGAGGCTCAAGACCAAGTTGAAGATATAATGCTTGAAATAGAAGCTTTAAACGCTGCTCAAAACTTAAGCATTGAACAAATGGAAGCTGTTATGAGAGTTGAAAAAGGTTCTGCTGTAAACGAAATGAGTACTAAAGAACTTAAAAGAGACTTGTTGATACTTGCAAAAACTAGACCACAACTATTTATGGATTTAGTACAAGACGATAACGTTCAGCTTAGAAATGTTGGTATAAAAGCTGTTGAAGCTCAAGTAATTAATTTGTCACAAGATCAAAGAACATTTACTTGGGGATCTAATGGTAGAAAATTAATGAACGTACCGTTTGATGAAAACCCATATTCAGCTTTAGCCGCTTGGTTTAAAACTGATGAAGGTGTTGAGATTTACTCTCAAATTGAAAAAAGATTAAAATAATCTAACTGTAGTGGTAGTCGCCCTACGGGGCGATTACTAACTACTAATAAAAAAAATATGGCAATAAGCGTAGACACAGTATATCAAAGAGTATTAGCTATTGCTAATAAAGAACAAAGAGGTTATATAACACCACAAGAGTTTAATTTATTAGCTAATCAGGCTCAAACAGAAATATTTGAGTCTTATTTTTATGATTTAAATCAAAGAGAAAGGTTAGAACCAGAAGAAAAAGAATATAGTGAGGCTAGTATATCTAAATTGTTGGAAAGAAAACTAGCTCCATTTACAACGGTGGCAGATGTTACATTGGGCCATACTTACCCGTCACATTACCAAATAGGTAAAATATTTTTAGACGAAATGGAGTGTACCAAAATGGATAGAAACGAGTTAATGCAATATAAAAAATCAGGAAGACATAATTCTATGAGTATAAATAATTTTGAAGCAGTATATATTGACTCGGCTTTAAATGGAAAAGATATTGAAGTTTATAGAATGGATGGTAGTGGTATTCCAGAGGCTAATGGTGTTACTTGTGAGGTTATAAACGCCCCTGCAGCAGTTGAATGGGCTTATGTTGTTGTTAATGAAAAAGCTTTATACAACGCTAGTGCTGCGACAAACTTCACGTTACATATTTCTGAAGAAAACACATTGGTAAATAAAATATTAGAATTAGCCGGCATAATACTAAACAAACCTGGATTAGTTGAAATAGCGGCCTCTAGAAATGCAGCAGAAACACAAACTCAAAAACAATAAAACATGGGATTAAATAAAAGCGCAGAACAAGCTTATTATGCAAGTGGTGGAGACCACGGTAATTATAGATTTTTATCTTTAAAAGATATTATAAGATCTTTTACCGCAACATATGTTGGTAAAGGTAAAATATGCGAAAACGTTTATCCTGGTGATATAGCTTTTCACGCTAGTAGAGCGTTGCAAGAACTTAGCTATGACACTTTAAAAGTTGTAAAAAATTGGGAAGTTGAAATACCTTCTTCTTTAATGTTAGTAATGCCTGGTGATTATATTAATTATTGCAAGTTAACTTGGGTAGACGAGTCAGGTGTTGAAAGAATAATATATCACACTGATAAAACTTCAAACCCTAGAAATATAACTGAAACAGTAAATGCTGATGGTGGTTTTACAATAAGTGGTGCTAATGATGATTTAGCTTTTACAGAAACATCTGCCACAAGGGATTTATACATGGCACAAGAAGCTAGCGTTATTAGTACAAATAGACAAGATCAAGACGCTTATAGTTACTTAGAAGGTAATAGATACGGTATTGATCCAGCTTATGCCCAAGCTAATGGTAGTTTTTATATAGACGAACAAGCAGGAAAATTTCATTTTAGTTCTAATATTTCAGGAAAAACTGTAATATTAAAATATATAAGCGATGGTATTGTTACCAACAGCACTCATGATGGTATAGATTTTCAAGGTACACCAGTGCCTAAATTTGCTGAAGAAGCAATGTACAAACACATATTGTTTAATATATTATTATCAAGAAAAGATACACCTGGCGGTTTGTTAGCTGAAATTAAAAAGCAAAAATTTGCCGAAACAAGAAAAACAAAATTAAGATTACAAAACTTTAAACTAGAAGAATACGCTAGAATACTAAGAGGAGGTAGTAAAATTATAAAACACTAAAATATGCCGGAGTTAAAACGTAACTTCTCTCAGGCCAAAATGAACAAAGACCTTGACGAAAGGTTAGTTCCAAACGGCCAGTATAGAGATGCTTTAAATATACAAATATCTACTTCAGACGACTCAAACGTTGGTTCTGCTCAAACTCTACTGGGCAACACTCTAAGAAATACTATAGAAGACGGCACTTATAGTATACCAACAACTTCAACATGCATAGGATCGATAGCTCTTCCTGAAACGGATAAGCTTTATTATATGATAGCAGGTGGTATAAACAATACTACAGGTGCTGCTTTAGATATACAGAGAGATTATATAATAGAGTATGATAGTTTAAAGAAAAGCGCTAAATACGTTTTTGTAGATATTTATAATGTAACCACTACAGCTTCAGCAGCAACAAGCAACGCTAATACTATAAAAATACCAGACCTCAGTAGCGCAACAATAAATAAAACTGGTGTTAGAATAGGTATGAAGTTTACTCATGCAAATTATAGTATTGAAGATAATATTACTGTAACTGACATTGCTTATGATACTGGTAATAGTAGATGGACTATTACTTTGAGTGAATCCGTAAGTGTTAGCAGTAGTGATTCGCTGTTTTTTACATCGCCAAGAGTTTTAAACTTTGACAGAAACAATATAATAACAGCAATAAATATTTTAGATGATTTTATTTTCTGGACAGATAATGCGACTGAGCCTAAAAAAATAAGTATAAAAAGATCTATTGCAGGTACAGGTGGAACTGAATATTTGGTTGGTGGTGGTATAGCCGGTTTTAATGCTGGAACACCTACAACAGCTACGTTTGAAGGTGACACTCACGATTTTCATACTAGACTAGTTTCTGATAGTGATAACGATGGTGATTTAGAAGTTGTGACAGATAGAACTGGCAAAAAAGCGGCTTACGTTGCGGAAAAAAATATAACAGTAATCAAAAAGTCTCCAACACAACCTTTAACGTTGGAAATGTCTGATCAAAAAAATCCTAGAGTAACTTCAAGTGGCACTACTAATTTAAGGTATACATCGCTTACTTTTGACTTTTCTAATAAAACAACTGGTGATGACATTACACCTACGTTTGATAATCCTATAGATTATAGAGTTGGAGATATTTTAATATTAACAGACAATACGGGGTTGTCTAATTCTTCTTTTTCAGAAGCGTATTCTGTGGTGCGAGCAGTTGTTACATCTTCACAAGTAACAAATCCTAACGCATTACAAACTAGTAATTTTACACTTAGAATATTATCAATATCAAATGATATTAAGCAGTCTTCAGAACCTTATTATGTTAGAATGATAGACGCAGATCCTTTGTTTGAGTTTAAATTTGTAAGATTTTCTTATAGATATAAATATACTGATGGTGAATATTCTTGCTTTGCGCCTTTTTCAGAACTGGCTTTTATGCCCGGTGATTTTGATTATGAACCTAGAAAAGGTTATAATCTAGGTATGAGAAATAGATTAAGAAGTTTAAAATTAAAGGATTATTTTCCAGAAACTTTAGTAGCAAACGATGTTGTCGGTATAGACTTGTTGTACAAAGAAGATACTAACCCAACGGTTTACACAGTAAAGTCTTTAACGTATAAAGACGAGCACCCTAGCTGGCCAGATTTATTAAACAATGCTTATGATAGAGGAGAGTACGATGTTACGTCAGATGTAATACACGCTGTTTTACCGTCTAATCAACTACTTAGACCTTTTGATAATGTGCCGAGACTAGCAAGAGCACAAGAGATAAGTGCTAATAGATTAATTTACGCAAATTATTTGCAAAATTATAACGCTGACGATCCAGTATTGGAAGTATCAAAGCATTCGCAAGATATAGAAAATGTAGTCAATTCACAATACGCTGTGCCATCTATCAAATCAATGAGAACTTATCAAGTAGGTGTAGTTTTTAGTGATGAATATGGTAGAGAAACACCAGTTTTAACTTCTAAAAATTCATCTATAAAAGTAGAAAAAAATTGCTCAACAAAAAGAAATAGAATATATTGTAGATTACAAAGTGATCCACCAGCCTGGGCAAAACACTTTTCTTTTTATGTTAAAGAAACTTCTTCTGAATATTACAACATGGCTATGGACAGATGGTATCCAGCAAGCGATGGTAATATATGGCTATCTTTTCCTTCTGCCGAAAGAAATAAAATTATAGAAGATGATTATTTAATATTAAAAAAATCTCATCGAACTAACGAGGCTGTTTACGAAAAAGCTAGATATAAAATTATTGCTATTGAAAACGAAGCTCCAGATTTTATAAAAACTCAAAGAGTCGTGTTAGGTACAGTGTTGCATGGTGATACAACCGTTATTGGTAGTTCGTCAGCTCAAGGAAACTTTGGTAATAACACTGGAACTGGTGGTTATCCAATACCAGGTTTTAATAAAGTTACTGTAGCTAGAGGCGCGTTTATAGAGTCTTTTGGTGAAAAAGTATTAGTATCAACGCCAGATAAACTTTTTGTAAAAATTTTTACAAGCGACAATGCTTCTGAAGAGTATGAGGTTATGAATCTTTCTGACGACAATACTTATATTACTATAAATATTTTTGGTGCATTTGGAAACGATATGGCGTTTACAGATAGTGATGGTGATTCTTCAAACGGTATAAATCCCCCTTCTGGCTTAGCATTAAGATTAACAGAAAATAAAATTGAAAATAAACCTGAGTTTGACGGTAGGTTTTTTGTAAAAATATTTAGAGACGAAAGTTTAGCTAAATATGTTTTAACAGTAGAATCTGAAGATACTAATTATTTAATAAAAGATAGTTGGCAAGTAAGATATATAAATAATAATGGATATTTAGGAGGTCCATCTACAGGTCCAATAACACCTGATTATAGACAAGCTTTAAAAACAGAAAGTTTTAATCGTTCTGGAAGAGATCATCCAACAGAGCTTATACACCATTATACTGGAAGTCCAGCCGCGGCTTATCAATGGGGAGGTAGTAGTGGTGAAAAGTTTGGGCTTACATCTGGCCTTATTCATGCTGATCCTGTTTATGCTCTTGGCGACAACGTAAACGCTTTTAGCGGGCACACAACATCAGCTAAAAGATTTTGGAGGGGTGTTGCTGCTAAACACTCTTTCTTTATAGATGCTGCAACAGCTTATACTTGGAGTGGATATGGTGGTGTTCCTGCTCACGTTCCTGGTGATAGAGTAAACGGAAGTAACGGGCAAGGTTTTCACGGCCTTTCTGTAGACGCTCAAACTGTTTGGTATGAAAGTAATGAAAACTTTACTTCAAATAAAAAAGCAACTGCAACTAGTGCTAATATCAATAACCAGACAGGACCTGCAATATCAAGAGGTATATGGGGCTTTACAGGAACTGGTATTACTAGTAGATGTTACATGGACTTGTCTTGGTCGGGTATGGAAGGTAGGAATAATTGGAGCCCACCATACAAGCACAAGTTATCGGAACATCCTAGTGGCGTAAGGGCCGATGCTTGGAAATTTATACAGAGACTTGTTACAGCTGGCACTAAGTTTAGATTTAGAAGGGATCCAGACAAAACAGTTTATACAACATTTGAATATGATTACCAAAACACGCCTCATGGTAAAGACGAATACAAGACAAACACATCACCTTATTCTGGTTCTTGGGGTATAAGAAATTGTCAAGATGGTTCTAATTTCCTTAACCTTTCACCACATAGAAATATGTATAGAGGGTTTAATATGCGACAAAGATGGACTATAGGCATACAACCTGCTATAGGTAGCGGTGTTAGTGGTTATAACCCAATAACAGGTACTATATCAGGAGCTGGCAATAGTGTTAGAGCTTTAAAACATGATTTTGAAGATTTTGATATTATAGAAATAGTAGAGCCAATTACTGGTAATGAAAATGTAGATAGTTTCACAGAAAGTCCAGCTATATGGGAGGTTGAACCAAGAGAATCTGTAGATTTAGACATATATTACCAAGCAAGTGGTTTAATGCCTGTTGAATTAAACAGTAATAACAACGAAGAATATATACCTATAGGTGCTACTTTTCAAACTATAAATAGCTCTGGAGACAAAACAACACACACTATATATTCTTGGAATAATTCTAATACTATAACGTTTACACCAACTTTACCTGCTAACACAACTATAGCAGATAACCAAACAATAACTTTTTACAAAAGAAACCATTATTGGGTTGGTAGTAAAGTTGATGGCCAAGTTACTAGTGGTACTCAAATAACGTTACATGGTGACGCTGATTCTGTTGGTTTTGAAAAATTAACTAGACAATACCATATGTTAGACTGGTCTAACTGTTTTTCTTATGGTAATGGTGTAGAAACCGATAGAATAAGAGATAGTTTTAATCAACCTAAAATAGCAAATGGAGTTAAAGCATCGACAGTTTTAGCTGAGCCAGTAAAAGAAGAAAGAAGAAAACACGGGCTAATATTTTCTGGAATATATAATTCAAACTCTGGTATTAATAATACTAATCAATTTATTGCTGCAGAAAAAATTACTAAAGATTTAAATCCAGTTTATGGTAGTATACAAAAACTACACACAAGAAATACAGACTTAATTACTTTATGCGAAGACAAGGTGTTAAAAGTATTAACAAACAAAGATGCTTTGTTTAACGCTGATGGAAAAGCCAATGTAACTTCAAATAACATGGTTCTTGGTCAAGCAACTCCTTACTCTGGCGACTACGGTATATCAACAAACCCAGAGTCATTTACGGCAACTCCACAACAATTATATTTTGCAGATATAACTAGAGGTCAAATACTAGCTATGAGTAGCGAAGGTGTTAGATCAATATCTGATTTAGGTATGAAAGATTATTTTACAGATTTATTAAAAGATTATGCTGATATAGCTATAGGTAGTTATGATGAAAAGAAAAAAGAATACAACATAACTATTGGTAAAAGATACATACAAAGCCAACTTAACGCTGAATATACAACTGTAACTTATAGTGAAAAAGCTAGAGGTTGGGTAAGTTTAAAATCATTTACACCTGAACAAGGCTTGAGTTTAAATAATGAGTATTATACGTTTAAAAATGGACAACTATACATACACCACGACAATACAACTAGAAATAATTTTTACGGAGTTCAGTATGATTCAACTGTAACAGTTGTGTTTAATGATATGCCAGAAGCAGTAAAAAGCTTTGGTGCTTTAAATTACGAAGGTACGCAAGCTAGAATAACTCAATTTACAACTTCTAACGCAACTGCTTATAATAATTCTGGTGGATCTAGCACTGTAACTTTTAACGATGGAGAATATTACAATCTTGACACCAAGACTGGTTGGTATGTAGACTCTATAATAACAAACAAACAAACTGGTAATATAGTAGAGTTTAAAGAAAAAGAAGGTAAATGGTTTGGTTTAATTGCGGGTGATGCAACTACACTAAGCAATTTAGATGAAAGAGAGTTTTCTGTTCAAGGATTAGGTAATGCTGACTTTGTACATAGTAATCCTGGAGGTGGTGGAGGTCAACCAGAAACTGGTCAAGTAGATATAACTTGGGCTAATAACACTTCAACAACCTATCAGGGTGAAGACGGTTCTGGTGGTGCGTGGGATACCGCATCTATTAGATCTTTTAGCGTAACTTCTGTTTCAAATAGTTATAACGTAGGCGCTACTATTGGCGCGCAAACTATAGACTTAATTATATCGCCACTGTTTAACGGTTCTTTTACTCACGCTATTTCGGCTACAGATTTTAAAATCGGTGGTGCATCAGAAACTTCTTCAAACTCTGGTATATGGCAAGGTGGAAATGTTGACGGTAGTATTACTCAAGTACAGTTTACTGATCTTGGCATTGCTGGTGATCCCTCAAACACTATTCAAGCTAGAATATCTATGCCTCAATTTACAGTTCCTACGTCAAACAAAACGTATTATATTGATATTGACGAAGAAACTTCAATGAGTAATAATAATAGGAATTTATGTGTTAGAGTTAAACATCCTTACGACTCTAATCAAACTGTATCGTATCCAGCGCAGAGTCCTTATGGAGCTACAATATCTAGAACACAAGAGGTGGCTGGAAGTTCTACTGTTCCAACTAAACAAAAATATCAAAGCTCTACTATTTTAGATGGCGGTTGGAGTCATGTTGTAAAAGTTACTTTCTCTGCTGGCAGTGGTTATTACTATAGCCCTATAAATACTTCTGGTGGATTAAGCGTTAGTTCTAACAATATAGTTCAACCTGGCTTTGATTATTCTTCTTATTATTCAACTACCATTGATGCCGCTGTTTATGATAGTGATGGTAGATTAACTGGATTTACAGTAAATATAAACTATGAACCACCACCAAACGCACCTTTAAATCCTGACCCATCACATTTATGTAAGTTATACCACACATTTGTTATTAACTCAACTTTAAATGCTATACCAACTTTACCTTCTAACCAAATACAATCTGTTAATTTTACAAGCTCAGCACCTACAACAGCTAACTCAACACCAGTGTCTGTAAGTGGTACGGTTGGAGCTAGTTATACTATTCAGGTTACAGAGCAGCAAGGTTTAGAAAGCAACTCAGTTGCAACTAGTAATGGGTATTACAATTTTACAGATAATGTATTTCAAACTAGTTCAACTAACAGTGGTACGCAAACAATAAGTTCAGAAGGTTTTAATATACATAATGTTACGCTACCAACAAACACTAGCGGTAAAAAACGTTTTGATGTAATTATTGCAGCCGCTGGTTCACCACAATCAACACTACATGCTGATGTTCCAAACGCTCACGGTGAAGCAAAAATAATACAAGATGGTATAGCAACGTTAACTTTAGGAACGTTTACGCATACAGCTAGCAATTTTGGTAGTATGGTAACAACAACAGCCACAATGCCTACAGGTTCTAGTTTAAGACCTACTGTCATATTAGCAACTGGTGGAACTGCTGGTGTTTCAACTACAGCGTTAACTCTTGATGAAGCTACGTCGGGTATTGAGGTTGGTATGATTATAACTGGCACGGGAGTTCCTTACAACACAACGGTTTCCGCTATTGACAAAGAAAATGTTAACATTACGACAAGTCAAAACGTATCAGTAACTGATGGTGTTTCTTTAGCTTTTAATAGAAATGATAGCACTGCAAAACAATTTGAACTTACTGTCACTCCAGGATCGGGTAAAAGTTTAAGTATCACTTCTAGCGGTGGTAGACAACCATTGGCCTCAGATGTTGCAACAAGCGCTTCTGCTGTAATATCTACATCAGGATCGCACTCTTCTGGCGTTACAACTTTAAATTTAAGCACTACAACAGGTTTAATAGCTGGTATGACATTTGCAGTTGGTGGAACAACACATACTGTTAGTACTATATCTAGTGCAACGGCAATAACTTTTACACCTGCTTTAACAGCTAATATAGCCGCGCCGACAAATATTGAGTTTTCCAAAACAAACAATAGCGCGAGTGTGAACGTAAGATTTATAGAAGCCGCAATGGATCAGCAAAACGTAAAAGTTAGAGGTTTACTAGAAATATCTAGCATACCAGAAAACGACACAATAAATATATTTATAGACAACTTTATATCTTCAACTTCATAATGCCAACAATAACACTAACATTTGCAGCACCATTAAACGTATCTTGCCAGGTAGGAGATACAGCTTATACTGTACCAACTTCAACAACAGCTGGTTTTAAAGTTAATAGTCAGCCTGTAACTGAAATAGGTACTATAACAAGAATACAAAACCCTTTATCGAGCACACCTGTTGTTACCGTAGATACTAGTTTGCCAGGCACATATCACAGTGTTAACAACTTTGTGTTTTTTAGCAAAGATAACAAAGCAAATCTTAGTAGTATACTTGGTTATTATGCCGATGTTAAGTTTAGAAACAACTCTACGGCTGAAGCAGAAATATTTAGTATAGGTGCTGACACTTTTGAAAGCAGTAAATAAACGTCAAAAAGTGTAACTATAATATATACTTAAATTATATATTATGGACAACAAATTAATTTCAAGAAAAAAAATACTTGAACTTGAGAAATTATTGATAGATAACGGAGAAGAGGGCGTTGTAAGTAACAACGGTGAAATAATGAGGTGTGAAGAGTTTCCGTTAAAACATTCGTTTGCAGATGGGATATACATTAGGCAAATGAATATACAAAAAAATAGCGCGGTTATAGGCGCAATACACAATCACTTACACGTTTGGTTTTTATTAACAGGTAAGCTAACTATAACCACAGAAACAGATCAACAAGATTACATAGCTCCTTGTTATGTAGTTTCACAACCGGGTGCAAAAAGAGTTATATATGCGCATGAAGATAGTATCTTTGTAAACATACACAAAAACCCAACAAACACACAAAATATAGATGAATTAGAAACTGAAATAGTTTCTAAAAACTACAAAGAATATGAACAATATATTAATAAAAATAAATAAGTTATGGCATTTGCAGTAGTAGGTATAGTCGCTGGTGTAACAGCAGCTACTAAAATTGGCTTTGGTATTGCTAAAAGTATCAAGGGTAAGTCTTTGGCTGAAAAAGCTGCTAAAGAACAAGCTGCTGCAAAGTTAGAGCTTGAAAAAAATAAAGCTTTATATGCTAGTTTAGATACTAGTAATCCGTATTTAGATATGGAAAATACTATGGAAGATCTAACTGTTAATCAACAAGAGGCTGAGTTTGTAAAACAACAACAAGAGCAACAACGAGCTAATATATTAGATCAAATGAGAGGTGCTGCAGGCGGTTCTGGTATAGCCGCATTAGCACAGTCGTTAGCTAATCAAGGTTCTTTAGACGCTCAAAAAGCTGCTGTATCAATAGGCAAGCAAGAATCAGCTAATCAATTAGCAGAAGCTAAAGAGGCTTCTAGAATACAAGGTCTTGAAAGGGAAGGTGAGTTAATTAGTAGACAAGCTGAAATGGGTAAAGTGTCTAGTTTAATGGGCATGTCGGCGGATGAAGTTGCCGCGGCTAGATTAAAAGAACAACAAGGCTTAGAAATGAAGTACGGTGGTATTGAAGATGCTATTAGTGCTGGTACGGATTTTGTTACTCAATACGGTCAATTAAAAGGTGGTGTTTAAAATAAAATAAATATGGCAACAAAAGGAAAAGCACCTGCAAGCAGGTCATTAAATTATGGTTTATCAGGAGATATATTAAATAGAGTATCTCGTTCTTTAGACACTGGTAGTAAAGAAAAAGCAATTGAAGAAGGTATTAGTGGTATTACAGATGCAGCTGGAGATTTTGTTCAAGGTCTAGTTGATAATAAAGTTGCGCAAAGAAAAAAAGGCGAAGACGCAAATGCTACGTATGAAGCGGGTATGGATGCTTTTGGAACAAGAGCGTCTTGGTCAACACCAGAAACATATGATAAGTTTATGGATATTGAAAAACAGCAAAGGAATGAGTACGTGGATGCTATTTCTAGCGGAGATCAAGCTAAAGCTGATAAAATATTAAGAACTCAAAAAGAAAGAGCAATACAACAACAAGCTTGGAAAACTTCTTTTGAATCATTAGGTAAATTGAAAGATGACGATCATATGTTATCAACAGAAAACATGGGTCCCGAAGCGAGTTATATAATTGGTAGAATGACTTCTCAAGAAGGTGAAGATTTTAAGATTGAATATAACGACAAAGGAGAAATGGTTATGACTTTTAATAGTCAAGATGATCCATCAAAAAAAATAACCATGCGCGGTAGAGACTTTGATAAGTTAGTGGCTCAAAACTCAAAGCCAATAAAACAGAAGGAAGCAATTTTAGCTTTAACAAAAACATTAGAAGAAGACAAGGTTAGTTTAAAACCGTTTAACTTTGCAAGCACTTTTAGTAAAAATCAAGATATTATTACTCCAAATAACATTAATTCAATGATGAAAGGTAGTTTAGGGTTAAGTGAAACTGGAAGTTTTTTAGAATCTTTTGATAGCCATCCTGATTGGAATAGAATTAGTAAAACTGATCTTACGCTAGAACACGAAGGAACTACTCTTAAAAATGCTGACGCTAACAATGATGGGGTTATATCAGGTGATGAGTTTTTAAAGTTTAGCAAAAATGATAAAGATGCTATAAAAGAACTTTTACAAAAACCTGAAAATTTTGAATTAGCAAAATATTATTTAGCTGAATTTATAACTCTTGCTCAGCAAAGACACGTTAATGAGCAAAACCCTATAATACCAGGTACTAGCGGAAAAAGATATAGCGATGTAACTATGTTAGATGGTCTTTCTGAAGACGAGCGAAATAGATTAAACAACCTTCAAGAAAATTAAAAATAGCGATTAATGAACGAGGAATTACAAAAGTTTATTGTAACTATGATTAAGCAAGGATCTTCTGATGAGGAGATTAAGCAAATGATTAGTAATTATAAAGAAAAATATCCTGAAAGAACGGTTGTTAATCAACCGGTACCCGAATATTCTTCAAGCGAGTTTGCTTCTAGCGCTATATCAAACATTGTACAAGAGCAAGACGAAAAAAAAGAAGAAGAAAAGCCTAAAACATATTTAGATACATTAGCTGATGAAACTAGAGAAATTTCTGATGAAGAAACAGAAGTTATAAACAACTCTTATAACAACGCTAAAGAATATATAAACAACGTTAGAAACGCAGTTCCTGAATTAGCAAACGCAACTGACGACGAAGTAAGAGCTTTTATAGAACAGCATAATAAAAATAAAGACGAAGTTATTGCGGCAAGAAGTTTTCAGAATATTCAAAAAACACCTGGATCAGATATTACCCCAGGTTTTTTACAAGGTAAAGCTGCTGAGCTAAATGAAGAAAACGAAAGAATAGAGGGTTTATTAAAAGAAAAAGGATTAACCTCAAAAGATAAAGACGCCCAACAACACGAAACTCTTAGGCTAACACATATACAAGATAAAGCTTTACAAAGATATTTTGAAGAAAATCCAAATGAAAAAATTGCTTATGATAGTATAGTTGGTGATGAACAAAACACAGGCGAAGAGTTACAAGCACAGTGGAAAACTGATGTTATAAATAGTGAAAAATTTAAAGAAGTTGAACAAAGAGTTGCCGCGGAAATAAATGGAGACGAAGAAAAAACAAAAGAGCTGAATGATTTTATAGAAAAACAATTTAAAGCTGGTAAAGAAAAGTCTGCATTTGAAGATCGTATAGCTAAATATCAAAAAGAAAAATTTGGAACAAAATATTTTCAAGAAAGCAAAGAAGAAAGAAGTTTAAGTGATGCAGCTGTAAAAAGAGCTGATAAGAAAAAAGCAGAAAACCAAGACCTTCTTCAAAAGTTTGACATTGTAAACGAAGATCTTAACAAAATAGATAAAGAACTAAAAGACTTAGTAAAGTATTTTGAAGATACAGATATTGAAAAAATTATTAATGACGCTAAAAATAAAAAGTACAATAGTCAAGAAGAAATAGATAAAGCTCAAGAAGATTTAAATAATATAATATCTGAGTACAGAAACAAAGGCGCTAGATATAGTTTTTTACGAGATGAAGGTAATAGGTATATAGATCTTTCAAAAAGTTTATTTTCTAAAATACAAAAAGGAGGCTTGGAAGAGCAAGAACTTGTAACAATAGCTAAAGAGCTTGGTAGAAATAGAGGTGTAGTTACAACATGGTTTGCAAATTTAGGTAATGCAACTATAGATCTTATACAAGGTATTGGCGATGCTGTTGATATGGTTTTTCAAGTTCCAGATGAAATTATAAGTAAAATTGACGATCCTGTTTTAGAAGGTTACATGCGTACTGTTTATAAAAATAGTAGTCCTTTAGGTTGGGTTTTTGCTGATGACGAAACAACAAAAAAAGTTGGTGGTAGAGTTATTACAACTAATGAAAGTAATTGGAATAAGTTTGGTGATAGTCTTGATAGATGGCAAGAAGAAAATCTAACAAACAAAGTTAGAAGACCAGTTTCATTTGAAGACATTGATGGCTTTGGCGATGCTGTTGAGTGGGGTGCTAATTTATTTGCTCAACAAATACCTAACTTAATTTTAATGGCAACAACTGGAGGTGCTTCATTATTTGTTATGGGTGCTTCTGCAGCTGGTAACAAGTATAGACAACTGCAAGATGAAAAAGAAGAGTATTTAAGAAGTGGTGGTTTGTATGGTAATAATTTAAGTTTTGGTACTATGGTTGCTAACGCAACTTTTAGTGGTGCCGCTGAAGCATTATCTGAAAGAGTTACACTTGGCGCTGTTGGTAAAACGGCTCAAGCGTTAACTAAAAATGCTGGTAAAAATGTTTACAAACTTGGATACGAAACATATTTAAGAAAAAATATATTTACTTTCAACAACCTTAAATCAAGTGGTTTAGAATTTCTTGAAGAAGGTTTTTCAGAAAGTTTAGCTAGTATGAGTAGTAACTTTGCTGATATAATGTCTGGTAATAAAGAAGCTGATATATTTGACGGTGTTACAGAGTCTTTTGTTAGTGGTGGTCTTATTAGTGGTGGTTTACAAGGTGTAAGATTAACGCCTAGATTATTAGCTCCTTTTCAAACAAAAGATAACAATCAAAGAGTTGGTGAAATAGCTGGTAGAATTTCTAAAGTAGCTGAATCAATAGCTTCTTTAGCAGATAGAGATGGTTCTGGTGTTACAGTTAGAAGAGCTAGACTAGAGCGAGAATATGCTGAATTAGTTGACGAAGCAAACACATTGATAGAGCAAGACATTAAACGAGTTAATTTGTTAAGCGATTCTGAAAAAGCTGATTTAATAAAAATAGAAAAAGCAAATTACCAAGCAAGGTTACAAGCTGAAAATGTAATGGCAGATGAAAATTTAACGCCAGAACAAAAGACGGAAGAAATAGAGGCTATTCAAAAACAAGTTGACAAAAGAAACTCTGACAAACAAACTATAATAGATAAATACCCGCCTAATGTAGTTGACGAAAATTATAAGCAAGAAATGGAAATGATGAAGGCTTATGAAAAAGAAGTTGCTGAGCAGGGTGGTGTGCCGTTTGTAGTTAGAGAAGTTAAAGACTCAAAAGAGATGGCAGAAGACGTTTCTGAAGCAACATTTGGTAGATCTGTAGATGCTGTTGAAGATGTTGGTATGGAGGCTGATGGTCTTAGAAGAGCAGCTTTAGATGTAATTGACGACCCTAACTCAACGCCTGAAGAAATAGCTGAAGCAAAAGAAATTGCTAAAAACATGAAGTCAACTGAAGGTGACGTAATGAACGCGTTAAACCTTATACAAGGTACCGCTGCTAATTATGGTAGTATGAAACCAGTGTTTAACGAAGATGGCACTTTAAACCGTCTTGAAATGGTTGTTAACAAAAAAGAAGCGCTTACAGACGGTATGTTTAACACGGCTTCTCATGAGTTTGTACATGTTAGTTTTCACAATACTTTAAAACAAGATCCAGCTGCAAGGAAAAAATTAGGTTTAGCAGTTATAGATATATTAACTGACCCAAGTGTCCACATGTCTAAAGAGTCAGCTGCACTTTTTGACAAAAGAGTTCATAGTTATAAAGTTAACCAACAAGGCGAAGAAGCTATGGCTATAGCTATGGAAATGTATCGTAAAGGTCAAATAAAATTCAACGATAGCTTTTTTACAAAAATAAAAGGCGTGTTTAGACGTTTTGCCCAAAACTACTTAGGCCGTGATATTAAGTTTGACACCGTTGAAGATGTTAAAAACTTTATGAGAGACTATGATGTTTCTATTAAAAACAACAAGCCAAACAAAGCAATAGCTAGAATGATAGCTCAAGGCGCTAAAGGTAAAATGTTTAAAGATGCCAAAGCACCTAAGCAATCTGAAATAAATTTTTCTAAAAACGTTAAGCAAGTTTTAAAAGAAGATCCTTTAGTTAAAAAAGATTTTGATAAGTTTGTTCAAGATGAAGGCGGTAATAAAAAATATAAAACAAAAGATGAGTTTCAAGAGTCAAATGATCAGTGGAACGCATTTACTTTTATAACTAGTACACCTAGACTAGACGGATTAATTGCTTCTGGTATAAACCTAGATCCAGGGCCTATGCGTGATTTTATACAAAAAGTAAAAGAAAAGCTAGGCGAAAGATTATTATCTAACTTTGACCCATCAGTTAACGAAAGTTTATTTGGTTGGTTAACAGGTGTATCCGGTGGTGCTGGTAAATCAATTATATTTAGAGCAAAAGGTGATGTGTTACTTGAAATGCAAAAAGCCACACCAGAAGAAGGTATAACATCTCTTGATAAAACATATGACGATTATGGTGATTTAAGCGAAACACTACAATCAGAGTCAGATGCTTACATGGAGCGCTTAGAAAACATGGATTTATCACCTGGTGCTAAACAAGCTATTGAAGAAATAGTAACAGGTTTAGTTGTAGATAATGTTTTAGAAGTTTCAGACCAGGGTAAACAAAGAATAAAAGAAGTTGTATCAAACTACAAAGGTAATTTTGATGGTGCTTTTTACAAAGATTTTAAAAAATTAATTAGCGAAGTTGCTAAAGTTGAAAAAGACGGTAAGACAAAAAGACCAACAAAAGAAAGTGATGTAACACCTTTAGGCCCTTTGTATGGTGTTTTAGAAGTTATAGCGGGTGAGTTTGGTATTGAACCAGCTAGAATACTAGCTAATCAAGATTTAGACGATACTATGAGACAGCAAGCTCAAGAGCTTATTCTTAGTAGAAGTTTAAATGAAGACGGTACGTTTAATCCAGCTTTGTTTGATTTATTACCAGAAGGTGAAGATAGAACTGGTAAGGCTACTGGTATAGCTCAAGGTGCTCTTGGTAAGTTTTATGATAAAGGCAGTAGAATAGCAATGGCTGGTCAAGATCAAAGCGGTACTGGTGTTGGTAAAGCTAGACAAACTAAAATAACTGAAGTAGATCCAATTGATTTTTTAGATACATTTGGTATTAATGAAGATGGTAGTTTTAGACCTGGCACAAGTGCTGATGGTGCTATAAGACAATTGGTTTTAAATTTAGCAGCTTTATCAGCTAATCAAAGCGTAAGACTTGAGGGTTTAGAAATGGGTACTTTAAGCGAAAAGCTTGCCGCTAAGTTATCTGATGGTAAATCAGAAATTAGTTTTAGTCAAAAAATACAAGCAGATCCACTTGATATTATAATAGAACAAGTTGAAGCTAGTTATGGCTCGCCAGAAGGTGTTACTATTGAAAGAGCTAATAAAATAGTAGAAGATGCTTATGGTAATACAAAAACAAAAGCTCAAAAAAATAAAATAGCTAAGCTTATTAAAGAAGACGTTAATATGTTTATGGAAGTTGAAGCAGATACTGATATGACTATTAGTGAGTTTGTTTTAAACAGAATAGATATGTATTACACAGATCTTAATTTAAGAAAAGCTCTTGGCTACACGGGCGCAACAAACGATGTATATATTAAAAAAGATGATAACGGTAATTATTCTGGCGTAAATAGATTAAGAAAAATTGCAAACGAAACCGCTGGCGTTCTTATAGAAAACGGCATGTCTCAAGTTGAAGCGGGTAGACAAGTTATGTCTGATCCGTTTAAATTATCTTTTGGAGGCTCAGGTAAAATAGGTGATAATAGAGCCGTACCAAAAAAACCAGGAGATTTAAATGTAATTGATAACCCTGAAAATGTTAACGGTAAACCACCAAAAGTTAAAAATAAAAAAGGTGAAATAGTTGATTCTAGTAATCGTAACCACGCGATACAAAACGCGGAGGATCATCTTGCTTTAATGAACAATACTGATAATCCTAATATAATTAAAAATCCAGAAACTAATACTTGGATAAAACAAGAGGGTGATACTGTTAAAATTTGGGACGGTAAAAGCGAGTGGGTTCCTGTTAAAACAACTCAATTAAAAGAAAAAACCGTTGATGCTATAAAAGATAGAGATGGTGTTAGAAGAGAACAACAGTCTAAAGATGCTAGAGTTTTAGCTAAAGCAATATTAGATAATGCTTGGTCAAAAGTTCAGGCAGGCGAAATGTCAATGAAAGAGTTTGGAGCTTTAATTACAACGCTAGGTTCTACAATGAACTCTGCTCTTAGGAAAGCTGCACCTGTAAGAGGTATTGTTAAAAACGTTGATAAAATTATTGCTTGGGCAAATAAAAACGGCGTACCAATAAAAGAAGCTCTTAGATTTGAACACTCTATATCTAAAGCCGAAATAAATAAAAGAATAATAGAGTCTTATAAAAACACCAACGAACTAAATATTGAAGAAGTTTTTGACGGCTATGAAGTTAATATTATACCTGCTGTTTGGGACGATGCTATGACAGCCGCTGGTTTCAAAACAAAATCTCCATCTATAGGAAGTAGACTGTTTGACCCTATAACTTTATCAGAACTTGCAAAAACAGAAGATTTAGATCCTGTACTATTACAACCTATAGAAAGCATAGTTGATGGTAACAATATAGAGGAAATGAGCACTTCTGCTATTGAAAGCGTAAAGCATAAAATAGAGACAAACTCCTCTACAAGAGATAATGTTTATAAACCTAAATTAAATAAGCGTAAAGGTGAGATAATGGAAAGTAAAAAAGTTTCACCTAGAGGCGCTAGCGTTTTTGATTTTGATGAAACATTAATAGTAAAAGGTGAAAACTTTGTTATAGCCACAGACCCACAAACAGGTAATGAAATAAAAATAAGTAGTGAGCAGTGGCCAATACAAGGACCACAGCTTATGAAAGATGGTTATGAGTTTAACTTTGATGATTTTGTAAACGTAAGAGGTGGTGTTGAAGGACCATTAATGCAAAAGCTTAGAAACAGAATAGAAAAGTTTGGCCCAGAAAATACATTTGTATTAACAGCAAGACCACAAGCTTCAGCAATAGCAATACATGAGTGGTTAAAATCAAAAGGTATTAATATACCTTTAGAAAATATAACTGGTTTAGCTAATAGTACAGGTGAAGCAAAAGCTGTGTGGATAGCTGAAAAGTTTGGCGAGGGTTATAATGATATTTATTTTGTAGACGATGCTTTGCCTAACGTAGATGCTGTTAAAGATGTTATGGATCAGCTTGATATGAAAGGTAAATCGGAGCAAGTTAAAGAAGATCAAAAAGATTTAGATCAAGAGTTTAATCAAATAATAGAAGACACAAGAGGAGTACAAAAAGAAAAAACGTTTAGTAAAGCAAAAGCAAGACAAAGAGGTAAAGGTAAAGGTAGATGGAAGTTTTTCTTACCACCATCAGCTGAAGACTTAAAAGGCTTGATATATCCGTTTTTAGGTAAAGGTAAAAAAGGTGAAGCTCATATGAAGTTTTTTAATGATCATATTATAACACCTTATGCCAAAGCTGTTAGAGCTGTAAATGCTTTAAAACAATCAGTTGGTTTAGATTTAAAAGCATTAAAAAAATCTAACAAAAAAATAACAAAGTCTTTAAAAGACAAAGCACCTGGAAGTGACTTTACAGTAGAACAAGCTATAATGATTTATAACTATAACAAAGCGGGTATTGATTTACCCGGTTTAAGTCAAGCTGATAAAAATGCTATAGTTAAACTTGTAGAAGGTGATGCTGCTTTAAAGTTATATGCAGATCAATATGGTTCTATAGTAGAAACGGGTGGGGGTTTAACTACACCAGATGATATAGGTTGGTTATCAGAAACTTTAACATCAAACCTTAACGAGGCCACAAACAGAGCTAGACAAAATTTAATGCAGCAGTTTGAAGACAATTGGAACACTATATTTAGTGAAAAGAACTTAAATAAAATTGAAGCTGAATACGGTTTAGACCACAGGCTTGCTTTAGAAGATATGTTTTATCGTATGAAAAATGGTACAAATAGACGAGGTGGAGATAGTCATATGAATAAGTTTATGAATTGGGTACATGGTTCTATTGGTACAACAATGTTTTTTAATGCTAGATCATCACTACTGCAAACATTATCTACAATTAACTTTATAAACTGGTCTGATAACAACCCTATAAAAGCTGGTATAGCTTTTGCTAATCAAAAACAATTTTGGTCAGATTTTTTAATGTTATTTAACTCACCTTTCTTAAAACAAAGAAGAGCTGGTTTATCGCACGATGTAAATGCTAATGAATTAGTAGCTGCTGTTAAAGGTTCTAGAAATCCTATAAAAACAGCAATAGGCTTGTTACTACAAAAGGGTTTTTTACCTACGCAAATAGCTGATAGTTTTGCAATTGCTTTTGGTGGTGCTACATTTATTAGAAATAGAATAAACAAGTATATTAAAGAAGGCATGTCAAGGGCTGATGCTGAAGCACAGGCTTTTATAGAGTTTCAAGAAATAGCAGAAGAAACTCAACAGTCTGCTAGACCAGATAAAATATCACAAATACAAGCTTCATCACTTGGTAAAGTAATATTTGCTTTTCAAAACACGCCTATGCAGTACAACAGGTTAATGAAACGTGCTGCTCAAGATTTAATAAATCGTAGAGGTGATGACAAAACTCATATATCAAAAATATTGTATTATGGTGCTATACAAAATGCTATATTCTACAGTTTACAACAAGCTTTATTTGCAGTTACATTTGGTGATGATGAAGAGGAAGATGAGAAAAAACAAGCTAAAAACGAACAAAAATATGCAAGAGTGGCAAATGGCATGGCAGACACTATATTAAGAGGTTCTGGTATTTATGGTGCGGTGTTTGCTACAGCAAAAAATACTGTGTTAAAATTCCTTGAAGAAGATGCAAAAGGACATAAGGCAGATCACGCCTACACGGTTATTGAAGCTTTAAATTTAGGTGTTCCAATAGGTATTAAAGCTAGAAAATTATACGGAGGTTTTCAGTCTTGGGAGTTTAATAAAGATGTAATCAAACACATGCCTAAAACTCATATTGATAACCCTCTTTATGACGCTGCATTTGCTGCGATAGAAGCAACAACAAATGTTCCACTGTCAAGAATACATGGTAAGGTTAGGAATGTAAGGGAAGCAATGAATAGTGATCATAGAAAACTTGAAAGAATAGCTATGCTTTTAGGTTGGAGTACATGGTCGTTTGACATACAGCCACAAGCTTTGCTTGATGCTAAAAAAGAAGTTAAAGAGTTAAAGAAAGAAGCGGCTAAAGAAAGAAGAAAACAAAAGAAAATAGAAACTGATAGAATAAAAGAAGAAGAAAACAAAGCTGTAATAGAAAAAAATATAGACGATCAAAAAAAGCAAAAAGAAGAAGGTAATAAAGAGGTTCAATGTGCTGCGGTAAGTAAGTCAGGTAAGCGATGTTCCAACACTGCTTTGCCAGGGCAAAACTTTTGTACAGTACATCAAAAAGTAGAAAAAAGAGAAGACGGTAAACAAGTTCAATGTAAAAAAATTAAATCAGACGGTAATAGATGCAAAATGAAAACTACTAATAAATCAGGGCTCTGTTACTATCATGATTAAGAAATTATTATTATTACTCGTATTTGTTTCGTGTAGCAAAGAGGTTGATGATCTTGGTTTTAGAGTTTATACTATCCCCGCTGGTAAGCATAGCTCTGGTACTTTTATAAATCACCCAAATAACTCAAGAATAAGTTTTCAATTTATGCTAGATGAATCTGCTTATTATACTAGCGAAATACCAGAAAATCAAGACGATGTAAATAAGATATACGGTATGAGCGATTTTGGCTTACGTCATCAAAAATACTCTATACGTTTAGGCTGGAGGTATATGCATGGTGAACTTGAGCTTTGTTGGTTGCGCCATGAAGAAGGTAAGCATAGCTCTGCTACAATAAGAACTATAGAGCCAGATGTAATTTATGACGCTACAATTGATATAAAAACGTTTTATTATGTAATAGTAATAGATAACGATACTACACTCGTACGTAGAAGACCTGAAGGCAATTGGGGTTTAATACGTAGATATTATTTATACCCATATTTTGGTGGTAATGAATACGCGCCACACGATATAACAATTAAAATAAAAGAATGAAAAAACTAATTATACTAATATTAATAACTTTAGTTTCTTGTTCAACACCAAAGACTTGTTGTGGACAAGATATAGATTTGCAATCGTTGTTAAAATTTTCAACATTTTATGCTGCAGTAAATGGTGGTACATCGTTATCAGATGTTAAAGTATTTTCAGTAGATAACGGTCTATCTACAAGTACAATATCAACGCCATATGATTACAACTTTACAGTTGGTCTTCGTAAAATAGCTAGGTTTGGTTACGAAAATAAAGCTCAAACGTTTTACGATGGAACTGAATCAAACTATAGCGACGCTGCCACGGTTGGTAAAGTTAGAGGTCTAGAGTATTTATTTGAAGTAGACTACAAAAGACAAGAGGGTATAGACTACATGGATCAACACCATTTTTTAAGGTGGAGTTCTGATGATGGTTGTCAAGATGAAGTTTGCATAAATTTCTTTGCTTTAAAGTTAGAATATTTAGAAGATGGCTTTGCAGATGTTAAATATTTTGAAGCGTCAGAAAGATATAGATATAGAAAACATAAAAATCTATCTTGGAATATAGGTTTAGCTCATCGTTTAGCAGAGCCTTATGGTTACGATCCGCTTGCTGAGTGGATGTTAGATAATGGTAATTTACATTATACTTATTTAGCTTTACAAGAAGGTTATAATGTAGATGTAGCTAATTCAACATACACAAATCCAGATGGTGAAGTTGTAGCTACAAGCGCTGAAGTTTGGGAAGCTGTAGTAATACCACAAGTATTATCTGATTATGTTGATAAAAAGAAAAACGAACTTGATAGAATTATGCAACACTCTATTGTAATTGGTTTTGATTATTATAAATATAGCAAAAAAACCTGGTTGCACGCTTGGGGTAATTTGATGCCGTACCATCATGATAGTGGTAATGAATTTTCATATCACAACTTTAACAATGGAGAACAATGGTATGATTACTCCGCGGGTTTTATATACGGTATTAAACAAAATAAAAATTTGGGTTATTTTATAGAATCTAAATATAATAAATACTGGAATAGAGAGTGGTACGATTTTAAGTTTGGAGTAAATTATGTAATATTTTAAGTTATAACTACACAACAAATGGCAAAAGAATTAAATGAAGATACTAGTTTTAAAGTAAGTATAAAAACATTAACCGCAATAGGCTTTGCAATAGCAACAATAGCTGGTATGTGGTTTACATTACAAGCTGATATTGCAGAGGCAAAAGAATTACCTGTGGTTACCCCAGAAGTTACACGTATGGAGTTTGATATGAAAGATCAAATGATACGCAATACTATTATGGACACGCAGAAAGACGTTGAGGAAATAAAAGAAACGTTAGAAAAAATAGAAGACAAACTATACGACAGATGAGATATATCTTAATACTAATGCTGCTAAGTAATAGCATGTTTAGTCAAATACAAGTATCTCAGTTTAACGCTGAGTGGAATAAAGCTAATGAAGTGCCTTGGGTCATGGACCTAAAAGACTGCAAGACTATATCGTTTGTTGATATAGGTAAAAATGCTGAGTTAGCTAAAAAACATAAAATTGCAGTTATACCTACTATAATTATATTCAAAGATGGAGAAGAGGTTGCTAGATTTCAAGCTGATTTAAGTTTTAAAATGGCAGCCACAAGAGAAGAGATACAAGAAGAAATAGATAATCAACTAATGAGTGACTTTTAATGTTTGAACTAGATAATCCTTTTTTAAAAAGAAAAAAAAGCAAAGAACCGAGAAAAACTACAAAAGGTAAGGGTCGTAATTTCCGCACAGTAAAAGAAGGCGCGGGTATGACAGCAAAAGGCGTTAAAGAATATAGACGTAAAAATCCTGGTAGTAAGTTAAAAACCGCGGTAACGGGCAAAGTAAAACCTGGTAGCAAAGCTGCTAAGCGTAGAAAATCTTTTTGTGCAAGGTCAAAAGGTTGGACAGGTGAAAGAGGTAAAGCAGCTCGTAGACGTTGGAAATGTTAATAATTAAAAATAAAAAAAATGCCTAAATTTAAAGCAAGTCAAGGTTTTAAAATGCCTGGTGCTCCGTTTATGAAAAAACCAGTAAATACAAAAGACCTTGGTGAAGATGTAACAAATGATCCAAAATACAAAAAAGCAAAAGACTCAGGTAAGAAAGTTTACAAAAGTAAAACTGGGCAAATCACTACGGTAGAAGGTGTGCCAGAAAAAGATCAATCAGCACCTGAATACAGAAGTAATATAGACGAAATTGATTAAATATAAAAGACATGAATTATAACATAACGCCTGACGGCGCACTAAAAAAAATGAAAAAGAAAACGCCTTGTTGGAAGGGGTATATGATGGTTGGTACTAAAAAGAAAGGAGGTAGAACTGTACCTAACTGCGTACCAAAAAAGAAAAAGTAATGGCCAGCCAAAGGCAAAATAAAATGTTTACAAAGTCTAAGCGTGGTTATGTTCAGCATAAACACCCTTTTGCTGTAACCAGCTGTGGTAGGCGTAGATCTCGCTTAGGCAGTAGAAAAAATAAAGTTAAATGAAAAAACTACTAATACTACTATTATTACCTTTAAATATATTAGCGCAACAATCTTGGGTGCATTTTCAAGTAATGTTTGATTTTTATGGCCCATCTGAATCTAATTTCTTTATGGTATCTAATGACAATGGCGATACGGCCATTTTCGTGCAACCTAGCGCACCTTATGAATATTTAGATACTATACTACCACTAGACACTGGATATTACACTGTAACACTTACAGACAATTTTGGCGATGGCTGGACATCTCAACAGCCTGCGTGGTTTAAAATGGGTAACGCTTGTCAAGGTTTGATACTTGATTTACAATTACAAGGTGTACCATTTACACAGCTAGATACTGTTGTTCACATACTACCCTGTCCACCACCCGCACCACCTGTTTGCGTACCTACACTTGTTAATATAAATTTAGATCAATATCCTAGTGAAACAACTTGGGACATAAGAGATAGCTTGGGTAATTTATTATTATCAGGAGGTCCTTATAGTAACGTGCCTAATTACCAACCACAGTTTATAGCCAACTGTTTACCTGTTGGTGAATTAACTTTTACTATTTATGATAGCTATGGCGATGGTATTGCTGGTAGTTTATGGGGAGGTCAAGATGGATCTTATTATGTTATACAATGTGGCAACGATACAGTAGTTTACGGTGATGTTGCTAATTTTGGCAATGACACAAGTCATGTTTTTACATCTGACACTTGTGTACCTCCACCACCTGTATATGGTTGTATGGATGACGACTATGTTGAGTATGATCCACTAGCCACAATAGATGACAGTAGCTGTGTAACTTTAAAAATATATGGCTGTACTGATAGTACAATGTATAACTACAGTCCTACAGCAAATACAATGGAAGACATTGACTCTTGCGGCTATACTTTAATACTACATGATCTTGCTGGTAACGGTTGGGTTGGTACTAGATTAGAAATATGGCAAGATGGTGATACTATGGATTTTTATATGACATCACAGTCTTTTAATCAAGTAGAAAATTTAGGCTTATATGCGCCAGCGCCTGTATACGCAAAGCTGTTTGTAACACAACAAGCACAGCTTACAGCTCCTGAGTGCGGTTTTACTTTAATAGGTCCTGAAGGTGACACAGCTTTAAGCGTACAACCACCTTTTATAATACCGTTTAAAAAATACACAGGCAATACATATTGTGGAAATATCTGTGAAGAAAAAATATTTGGCTGTATGGACAGCACTGCGTTTAACTACGTTGACAGCGCTAACACTAGCTTGGATTGTTATTACTATCCTGGCTGTATATCACCAGCTTATTTGGATTACCACGTAGACACTGCCAACGGTTATTACACAGATATAAATATACAAGATAGCTGTAACACTTTGGCTATATTCGGATGTATGAATGACACAATGTATAACTACAACTCACTAGCTAACGTAGATAATGGCGGTTGTGTAGCTTATATTTACGGTTGTATGGACCCAACAATGTATAATTATAACCCACAAGCAACTGCAAGTGATACATGTATAGCGTACGTATATGGATGTACTGACCCGTTAGCTTTTAACTATAATCCTTTTGCTAATACTGATAATGGTAGTTGTGAAGAGGTTGTTTATGGTTGTACCGATAGCACAATGTTTAATTTTAATCCCTTAGCTAATGTTGATAATAACTCTTGCATCCCTTTTATTTAT